TTTAATTGCTTCAGGAGTAGAAAACTGTATATTTTCCATAGAGTCTGATAAAGACTCAGCTACTGCACTTTCTAGCTCTTCGTCAGTTACAAAGTTTTTTAAACCTTTTACTGAATTTGTTTCTCCTAAACCAGTCCCTATCTTTTCTCCCCCAGCGACATTTCCTAGTAACCTTACCTGTTCTGTGCCTACAGTCTGACTATTTAAGTCGCTAGTAGAAGTGTGTAGGAACTGGGTTAAACTACTGAACTTCTTAGCTTGTTCTTTAGAAAATCTTACAAAGCTTTTTTTAAGATATTTAGAAGCTAAAGTAACGAAAGCTCTTCTAACACTTTCTGTATATTTGGGAAGATATATTACTATAGTGTTCCCTTTACGTACCGCGTACCTTTCTTTATATGGTGCAATATTAGAGTACTTATTAAATTTATCTGGATATTCAGAAAATACTTTTGCCGAAATATTTTTAAGCTTTTCTAAGTCTCCTTTATATGTCTGTTTACCTGTAGCCTCTAACGCTTTTAAAAAGTTGGTAACAAGAGTAAACTCAAAATCTTCTTTTGTAAGGGTAATTAGGTGGGGTTGGTTCTTACCTAAATATCTCCGAACTAAAACATCATAACGTCTTCTGGAGGAGTCTATCGTAGCGTTTATAAAGCCATCTAATATAGCCTTGCTCATGAAGTCCTGTATAAATCTAACACCCTTCGTATATGGTCGGGGAATCCTGGGTCGTTTCTAATTGCAGAAGCAGGTGCTCCTTCTCTAGTAGCCGAACCTATGCTTTGTCTTTCTTTGTGCTCGTTTAAATGATAGTAGGTAATAATGTCAGCTACAGCCAACTGTAAGTCTGTGGGTAGAACAACATAACCGGCAAGATAGGTTATCTTTACAGAGCCTACTCCGTGTGGCCAACTTTTATAGCTCCCACTTTCATTTGTTCTAAAAACAGAATCTGAAACAGTGTCTAAGTACCAATCATATCCTACAGGACTAGAATTGGAAGAAAACAGTTCGGTATACGCCGAAGACTGTCCCACTCTTTCATATACATTAGTAATACTAATTACAGGGCTTTTTCTTAACTGGACAACATATGTATCCCATTGAATATCAAATTCTTCAGTAAACCCTGGGGCAGAGGCATAGGTGTCAAACTCATTATTACAATAAGTACGGACAAGCTGACTTACACTCGTAATTAGCTTCTCAAACTTTTCGTCATACTGAGTAGAGTTTATACCCTCTAAGAGTTTATATTCATCTAATGTAATTAAATCTGCCATTTAAATTCTCGAAAGAAATGGAGAGCCCCGTAGGGCTCTCCGTATCCAATACTTACTATTAGTAAGTCTTTGCAACAACTTGACCAGCTTGAGCAAACATTCTGTCAAAACCACGACGCTGAGTAGCAATAAGTACTCGACGCTGTTGTTCAACTTGGTAATCCTGTTCAACAGTAGCACCACGTAATACGGGAATAACAAAGTTACGCGTATTAACTGCTACGGCATAAGGAGCACCGTCCGCTTCGCTTGGGAATTCGTCACATACGATTACTCGTGAACCGTATACGGAACCTACGTCACCATTGAGCTTCAATGCTGTATCTGAACCAACCTGGTTAACGTCTGCAAAAGCAGGATCGTCAAGCAACTTGTAATAAGCATCCAAGCCAACGATATAAATAACGTCTCGTGAATTACGGCCATACTTGCCCATATCCTGGCGCATAGCCAATAAGTCGGCAGCAGTTACGTCGAAATCAGCAGGTGAAGGCTGAGTATCGCTAGTAATCTTGCTGTCATCGGTAGCTAATTGAATCAAGCCTTTGTAGCCACTAGTAATAAGGTCATAAGTAGCTAATTTGCCTAAAAGAAGTGAATGCTCGATTGCACGTGCGTGTGATCGAACCATAGCTTCTCGGATGTAAGGAAGAACGGGAATAATCGCGTCTTCTTCAGTTTCATTTGCGATGAAAGACTTAGATACCAATTTAGAAACAGTCAAAATTTTGTTGCCCATTGGAATACCAGCTTCGTCGCCAAAAGAAGCAGAACGCTGATCTAAGTTACCTTTGGGAGCAACTGCATCGCTAGAACCTTCGGTAGAACCTGTAGCTAAGAACTCAGCATAACCTGCGTCCGGCATGAGGGGTACTACCATAGAAGCAGCATTCATCTGAATCTTACGGAACAAAGGATCTAATACAAGCTCGAGCTCAATGTCTCGCTCCATTGCAGTAGAAACTTGAGTTTCAAAGTTTTCAGAGGTTGAAGTAGGTACTGCTGCACCTGCTCGACCGTTTACTTTTTCAAGTACTGATCGACCAAAGCTAGTTCCCTGTACACCCTTGTTAGTAATAACGCCTAAAAGATGGGCGTTAACCATGTCTTCTTCTAAGGCTTTTTGAGATTCTGCTGAACCGGAACGGTCAGCGAAAACTCGCTTGCTGTCACGCATCTTTTCAATTTCACTAGCTTTTTCTTTCAAATCAGCTTCGTACTTCTTGATAAGTTCTGCGTGGTCGGCATCCTTTGCAGACATTTGTTCTGCAACGTCAGCCAATAGTTTTTCCGCACCACTAGTTACAGCGGTTGCGATTTGAGCTTCTTGCGCGGCTTTTTGAGCTTCAGCTTCGTCAGCAGCTTTTTGTTCTGCTTCCATATTAGCTTGCTCTTCTGCCTTGCGCTCAGCTTCTTTCATTGCCATTGCGGCGGCCGTCTTTTCGACAGCAGCAGCTACAATAGCATCAACATCAATGTTGTCACTCATAGTTTTCTCCTGTGCTTCGACTTGTGATAAGTCTTTTGGCATTGACTCTTCTTCAGAGTGCTTTTCAAATTCAACAGTTACTTTGTCCTCAGTCTCCCGAACACTCAGTATATGTTTCTCCTCAGAATCGTCTTGTTTGAAAGATTTCTTGAACTCTTCGTACTCATTCTCTGAGTTAAAAGATTTTGCAAGAGAAAAGGTTGCAGCCTGGTTAGCAGGAACCGTGACTACCGAAACCTCCAATAGCTCTGCATCCTTGATTCTGTATCCGTCGCTTTCCGTCATGTACTCCGCGTCCTTGACTCGGAAACCAACAGAAAAAGCTCCAAGAACGCCTTCTTTAATTAATTCACCTACGTGACCAGCAGATTTGGCAATTTTTGCTTTTAACTGCAGACCATCATCATTAGTACCAAGCGAAACTGCTCGGCCAATCGGCTGATTGTAATCGTGATTAAAAAGAATTACGGGATTATTTAGGTAATTTTGAATTCCGCCCTTTGTCCAGGCTTCACTCTCAATTATGTCTCCAACACGGTCAGTACCATTAGTACTGGCCATACCAGCAATATGAAGGTCATCCCCTTCTTCATATGCTTTAAATGTGGAGCCAATGTGAAAAATTTTATTCAATTGATTCTCCTACTTTTTTAGTCTTTTTCAATGCTGCTAAGGGATCCATTGAAAGAGACGCTTCCACCTTAGGTGGTGGGGTTATGACAGTAAGTTCCTCTTTTTTCTGTCCAATAGTTTTCCACTTAGCCTTAAAAATACGGCTAGCGGTGTAAATAAAATTCTTATAATCTTGAGAGCCTACTAATCTTTTATATAATTCTCTATGCCCATTAATATTCCAATCACGTAGTTTGTATACTTTTCCCTCTTCAATAAAGAAATCGACGATCTCTTCCATGTTGGCTTTAACAGATCCATTACGCTTCATTATCTTCTTCCTCTGGTCTTCCCCCCTCTGAGGGGTTTGATGCTGAACCTGCAATATTGGCAGGCACCCTTATTTCACTTGATCCAAAAATTTCATCATAGTTTAGTGCTTCTCTCGCCTCGTTCGGTGTAATAATACCTGAGTTTACAAGAGTTGAATAATATGCTGCAGAATCTCTTAATTCTGGCTGAAGTGCAGGAATATTACTAATGTCCGGAGTTATTTGGTATCCGAAAAATCTTTCTACAGCTCTATTAATTTTTTCTACTATAGGAAGAATTGTTTCTAAATAGTACATTCTATGGTTAGGACGAATGTTTGCATTATTTCCGGAGTCTAATAAAATTGGTGGAATACCTAGCACTTTTAAGATTTCTGTTTCTGAAGAATGTATAGATGCCTCAAAGTCTAGTTCTCTAAAGTTTACGTTTGATATTGAATCTAAATCCATTCCTCCATCTAGTATCAGAGGCCTTCTTCCGCCTCCATCTGGGCGATATCTAGTCATCCAGGATTGAATCATTCTTTCTTTATTCTTTTCGCTTACAACTGAGGGAGATTTAATTACTAGTCCTGGCACAGCTCCATTCGTAAAAAAGTTATCCTGAAACTGTCTCATTTTAGTAAGCTGAGACATAATCCTTTGAGCGGCTCTCAATCTACTAGTACCTCTATAGATACTGTGAAAAGAATTCTCTTTAATGTGTATAATCTCTCTTGGAGTATACTCTATGTTTTTCTGAAAAAGAAAACTTTTTATGTAGGTTTGAGTGTCAGGTTCTATGTCTGTGTAGTTTGCGGGAAGATGATACAGCGAGACGCCATCAAAATAGATAAAGATATTTCCATCGAGTATATAATCGATTATGAGGTTTCGCTTAAATGTAGAAATATCTTGAAAAGGGTTAGGTTCTTTATTGAGCAGTAGATCAACACGAGAACGTCTAATTCCTTTAGCTACCGAATTAAGGCCTTGTATCGGCTCACCTACTCTTGAGGGAATCTCGGCAGTATCATCAACAATCATGTTTACACCGCGATTTACGACTTCTAAATATTCGTAGTACGCGGTGTAATTAGTAATAATTTCTCTAGAGGCAATAGGGCCGGCGCCTTCTAGACTATAGACGATCTCCTCTTGAGCTGGGTTTAATTTTTCTTCCTTCCAGAAGTTATACCATGCCATATTTTTCTCGTTGTATCTCTACCCAGCGCATTTGTTTTGATGCGGTATGCAAAGGTGGATTCCGGCCATAAATGCTGTGAAGCTTTAAATGGTGCGTGTGGCACAGAGTAACTGTATCGTTATAAAGTTCTTGCCAGTTATCTTCTATAAATTCGTCTCTCCAAATAATCAGATACTCATCTGTATAGTGCTCTGGACGAAGTTGTTGTTTCTCTTTTAGCCATTTATGGTACAGGGGTGCTAAAGTAAAGTAATGATGAAAATCTAGTTTTATCTTTGTACCGCAAATTTCACACGCGGAGCCTTTTTCATATTTAGCCTTAGCTTTATCCCTTATATATTTAATTGGGTCTCTTTTTAGCTCTGCCATTTTTATAAATTATACTGAGAGGTTAGTTGAAAGTCAAGGATTATTTTTTTGTTGCCTTTTAAAAAGTAGGTGCATTCTCTTCAAAACTATAAAGTGCGTATCTTAATGCATCTGCCATATGGGAAGAAGAATCATGAATAGGTTTCTCACGTATTAAGTTTGGATTCGGATCCCAGCGATATTGGTCGAGAGATCGAAGAACTTCTATGCACGAAGAATCGACGATAAGCCGATCATTGTCAATAAGGGAAGCCACGTGGCCAATCCCATCAACAACAGATTTTTTGGCATTAATGGTTGAAATGTCATATTGTTGAGCAAAGTCGAATCGAGTCTGTGCTGCTGCTGCGTCAATGAAGCAGTAGTCGACTTCTCGTCGATCAATGATTTCCGCAAGGTATCCTGCATGTTCCTCCGTTGTGCGCTCCGCAGCATAATACTCTTCCATTAAATAGTATTTATGTCCGTCGTAAGCTATTACGCACAGTGCTGTGGGGTCTTTAAATCCTACGTCAAGCCCCGAGATTATATCCATTCCCCTAAAATCCCTCTCGGACAGATCTTGTACACATTCTTCGTAGTTGAAGTTCCAAATCTGTCCTTCGAATACGTTAAAGTCTGCTTCGTATTCTTGTGCAAACTCAGCTTGGCTCATTGAGCGCCGCGCCTCTGCAATGTCACTTTCTGAAGCTCTCGGATTATCTTGCCAAGTAGCTTTTATACTCACCCATTCAGAAAATTCATCAGTATAGCCCCGGTTAAAAAAGCGACTAAACCAATTGTTCCTACCACGAGGAGTGCTAATAAATAAAGCCTTACTACCCGGTTTATCGAGTGTGGGTCGAATGGCAACGTTGAAGGCAGTTTCTCCATCTGCCAATGCCGCCTCATCGAAGAGAACAAAGTCATAGCTTCTTCCTACAACAGAGTCAATTTGATTGACCGATCCAAGTCTTATAGTAGACCCATTTGTAAGTTCAATTACGCGATCCTTCGCATTATCCCGAGCAACTTCTAAATCAAAATGTTTTATAAGATTTCTTTGGAGATCAAAACTAATATTGCTAAGGTTGTAATTAGGAGAGACAATAAGTACATGGCATC